GAGTGCAACTTAAGAATTGACTTTGATCTTGATGGTGGTATCTACAAGGTAGAGTGGAGCAACAAAGTTCTAGGAGAAAGAAAATGATCCGCACCGAAGAAGATGACGAGTTTGATCGCATAGCGCATGAGAACGCAATGAAGTCAGGACAGCCGTATCACTACGATGTGTTTGTATCTTTATCACAGCGTAATACAGTTTTAGAAGAAGTTGCCAAAGAGTTTGACAAGATGCCCTTTGGTGACACATCCGCAAGCTTTGCTTGCTTTGTAAGGGGTATGAAGAAATGAGTGGATTTGTAAAACAGCAACTAGAAATAGGGAGTAAACAACCAATACATCAACACAAGTTATGTAGCAAATGCGAAGAGATGAAGCCGCCCGAAGGTGGGATAAACATGTCGCCCTCGAAGTGGATCTGCGCAATGTGTTGGACGCATCGCGCAACAAGAAGGAACTTGAAGAATGCCAAGACCTAAACCGCCTGAGCCTCTCAAACACAGGTTTATTAGGATGTCAGATTCCGAGTGGGAGAAATTTAAATCGCTCGGTGGCGCTGACTGGCTACGCAAGTTTATGAGAAGTAAACCAAAGAAGTATCACGAAGTTTTTCAACCAGTAGAAAGCATATATGACAAAACGAATCAAACAAGTAAGAGCATCTAAAGTCCGCGAATTCATCTTGATGAATCCTGATGTTAGTGCAAAATTTATATCAGAAAAATTTGGGCTTGAATTGCAGACAGTTTATAACCTGCGTTACCATCTCAAAAAGAGACTCGCAGAGAAGGGGCAAACACTTAAGAGGTCAGCCAAGGTTGACGCGCAAGTTGCGCAAGTCAAAGCGAAACGCATCGAGCAGTTGCTCAACGATTGGAGCAACGCACCTGTGGAGATAGTCACACCCAAAGCGCCTGAGCCATTGCCTATAACATTTGTTCAGCCTGATCCTGTGAATCATCCCGCGCACTACACGCATGGTGGTATCGAAACGATAGACTTCATCCAAGCGAAGCTGACCCCTGAAGAATTCCGGGGATACTTGAAGGGTAACATCCTGAAGTATGGAAGTCGTATCGGACACAAGGACAACGACATGCAAGACGCTGGCAAGCTTGCTTGGTACACAAACAAACTGCGTACTGTATTGGGAAGTAAATGAAACTTATCACACTTGACTTTGAAACTTACTACACCAAAGAGTTTGGCTTCTCGCGCCTCACGACGGAGGAATACATTCGTGATCCACGCTTTGAAGTTATAGGTGTTGCGGTTCAGGTTGAGGACGGAGAGCCTGAGTGGTTCTCCGGTGATAGGGAGTCCCTGCGTAAATGGCTGTGGAAGTTTGACTGGAAGAACAGCATGGTGTTGGCGCACAACACCTTGTTCGATGGTGCGATCTTGCATTGGCACTTCGGTATAACACCGGCAGTCTTTCTCGACACCCTCTGTATGGCGAGAGCTATACATGGTGTTGACGCAGGGGGTTCTCTAGCAAAGCTTGCAACCCGATACCAAATAGGAGAGAAAGGTACAGAGGTCAATGATGCGATGGGCAAAGCGCGTCTTGACTTTGCGCCTGACGACCTAGCGCAGTATGGAGAGTACTGCAAGAACGATGTGCGTCTGACATATCAACTATTCAACATCATGTCTAAAGGCTTTCCTATGGAGGAACTCAAGCTGATAGATATGACTTTGCGCATGTTCACGCACCCACTTTTATATGTGGATCAGGAAACCCTGACGGAGCGTTTAACTGACCTGAACAACGAGAAGAGTGAACTGCTCGGATCACTCAAAGAGAAGCTCGAGTGCGAGACTGAGGAAGAGGTGCGCGAGAAGATGTCTAGCAATCCTAAGTTTGCCAAGGTGCTAGAGTCATTCAACATCATCGTGCCGCTAAAGAAAAGCCCAACAACAGGTAAAGAAGTACCAGCCCTTGCCAAGAAAGACGAGGGCTTTATTGCGTTGACTGAACACGAAGATACATTCATACAGCATCTATGCGCAGTACGGCTGGGAACTAAATCCACACTCGAGGAAAAACGCATTGAGCGATTCATGGAGATCGGCAAGCGTAACAAAGGCATGATGCCTATCCCATTGAAGTACTATGGCGCACACACAGGCAGATGGTCTGGTACAGACAAGATCAACTTTCAGAACTTACCTAGCCGAGATGCCAAGAAGAAAGCTTTGAAGAAAGATATCGTGCCGCCTGATGGCTATCGCGTAATCAACTCTGACTCATCACAGATTGAGGCTCGCGTATTGCCGTGGCTCGCAGGACAAGATGAAGTAGTCAAGCAGTTTGCTGATGGAGAAGATGTGTACTCTATTTTTGCGTCTGAGGTATACGACAGACCAATCAGCAAGAAAGACCCAACCGAACGATTCGTGGGCAAGACTTGTATTCTTGGACTTGGCTATGGCACAGGTGCATTGAAGTTACAGCACACACTATCAACCGCGCAGCCAGTAAGCGTTAAGCTTGACGAAGAAGAATGTAAGCGCATTGTGGGCGTGTACCGAAATAAGAACGACAAGGTTGTTGACCTATGGGGCGAAGCTGATCGCATGCTCAATCAGATGCTCAACGGAGGCATAAAGAAACCTATTCAGTTTGGCAAGCATGCGTGCGTGTTCTACGACAACGACGGAATCATCCTGCCTAATAACATGCGTATCAGGTATACCAACTTACGCAGGGAAGAGTTAGATGGTAAGTCTCAGATTGTGTATGACTCTCGTAAGGGAGTAGTGTCTATTTGGGGCGGGGCAGTCGTAGAGAATGTAGTTCAAGCCTTGGCGCGTATCGTGGTTGGTGCGCAGATGGTGGAGATCAATGACACCTATAGAGTAGCTCTGACTGTGCATGACGCGGCAGTCGTAGTCGTGCCTGACGATGAGGTAGACGAGGCAGTTAACTTAATAACTGGTCTCATGTCTAAGCCGCCCGTGTGGGCTGACGGGCTACCTGTGGCGTGTGAGGCAAAAGCTGGTGCAACTTATGGTGATTGCTGATAACATGTAATCCTCAAAACCCAAGATGGAATTACAGTTATGCAACCCAGTGAAATTAAGTGGTCTTATTCCGGTCTTAAAGACTATGTGAATTGCCCTAAACAGTACCAAGAGGTCAAAGTACTCAAGCGGTTTACCAAGTTTCCAACCAAGGAAATGCGGTACGGCACGGAGGTTCACTCTGCGCTTGAGGACTATGTCAAGGATGGAACTCCTCTGCTACGGAACTACGAAAGATTCCAGAAGCAGCTAGACCCGCTACGCGATATGGAAGGTATTAAATTCCCAGAGCATCGCATGGCACTTACTTACGACAAACAAGTCTGCACCTTTGGCGCAAAAGACTACTGGGTTCGCGGTATCGCTGACCTATTGGTTGTTAATGGCGAGACAGGCTTCATCGTGGATTACAAGACGGGTAGCAACAAGTACCCTGATCCAAAACAATTACAGCTGATGGCTTTGATGGCGTTTGCGCATTTCCCACAGCTTGAGCAAATACATGCAGGATTGTTGTTTGTTGCCCACGAACACTTTGTCACATCCGAGTACTCCCGAGACAAGATTGACCAGTATTGGAAAGACTTTGAAGGTGACCTGAAAAGGTTGCATAATTCGTTTAGCACCGACACTTGGCAAGCAAACCCTACGCCTTTATGTGGATGGTGTCCAGTCAACACCTGCGAATTCCATAGAGGGAGGTAACATGCCTTACGTTAACAAGCCACGTCCATACGCCAAAGAATACCAACAGCAAAAAGCTAGGGGTGAACATGAGCGTCGTATGGAGCGTCAGCGCGGTCGTCGTGCAATAGACAAGACAGGCGAAGATGCCAACGGCAATGGCAAAGCCGACAAGCGCGAAGGCAAGGATGTAGCCCATGTCAGGGCGCTAGACAAGGGCGGCTCTAATAAGAACGGCTTGCGCATCCAGTCTGCCGCTAAGAATCGTTCGTTCAAACGCGACTCCAAAGGTAATTTAGTATCAGAAGTCAGCAAGCGTGAACGATCTAGGTGAAAGTACCTACGATTCCAATTAAAAAAATACTTGACAAATAAGGTATTGCCGCTATATAGTATGTGTCATAAGGCGTGAGTGGGCACAAAGGGGGTTTGTCGTTGCTGGTTCCCCCTCAACCGCGTCAAATAATCGGTGGGGCTTTCTCTCCAGTTATGTTGCCCGCGTCAGGATTATTCGTCTAGGACACGCAGACGCAAAAGAGAAGTGGGGCAGGTGGAATCCCTGCGCCTTTAGTTGAAAGACAGTATGGAATTAGTTGAAGATACAGCTTTGAAATTAGATTGTCCATCGGACATCGCAAAGACCATTCATTCGTTCATCGAGAAGAGTGAGATTATTGCCGAGCGTGATGGCTTGGCACAAGTGGTCGTGTACTTCGGCATTCAAGAAATGCAACGGCTGGCTAAGATCGCCCCACACGACATAAAACTTCCTTCCCCGATTGAGAGCCAGTACGATTGGCCCGGAATGTATCAGCCGTTCGATCACCAAAGAGATACTGCTAGATTCCTCACACTCCACAAACGCGCGTTCTGTTTCAACGAAGCAGGCACAGGCAAGACATCTGCGGCTATATGGGCGGCTGACTATTTAATGAAGCAAGGCTTGGTCAAGCGAGTCTTAGTTATCTGCCCACTCTCGATCATGCAGAGCGCATGGCAAGCTGATTTGTTTAAGACTGCTATGCACCGCACATGCGCAATAGCTCACGGAGCGCAAGCCAAGCGTGAGAAGATCATTAAAGGAAATTACGAGTTTGTAATCATCAATTACGATGGTGTTAATGTAGTAGAGAAAGCCATTCACTATGGTGGCTTTGACTTGATCATCGTTGACGAGGCAAACGCATACAAGAATCCAAGCACTGTGCGTTGGAAAACTCTTGCACGATTGATAGGCGCTGATACGTACCTATGGATGATGACAGGTACACCTGCCGCGCAATCTCCCGAGGATGCGTTCGGTCTTGCAAGACTAGTCAATCCAAACAGAGTCCCCAAATATAAGACCGCATGGAAAGACATGGTGATGACTCAAGTGTCACGCTTTCGTTGGCTTCCAAAACCAAGCTCTAAGACAACTGTATTCGATGCGTTGCAACCTGCGATTCGCTACGAGAAAGAAGATTGTTTAGATTTGCCTGACGTGGTTTACCAAACTAGGGTTGTCCCGCTATCTACGCAAGCTACAAAGTTCTATAAAGAGCTTGTCAAGGATATGCAAATTAAAGCAGTCGGTGAAACCATCAGCACAGTAAATGCCGCGGCTTCTTTAACGCGACTACTTCAATTGTCAGGCGGGGCTGTATACACAGACGATGGCAATGTGGTCGAGTTCGATATAACGCCACGCCTTACAGTGCTACAAGAAGTCCTTGATGAGTCGTTGCATAAAGTACTTATCTTTGTGCCATACAAACACACTCTGCGTTTGATTGAAAGACATCTAGACAAGAACAACATCAGCAACGCAATCATCTCAGGTGATGTGACAGCAAGCAACAGAGCTTCAATATTCAACAGCTTTCAAACAACTAATACGCCACGCGTATTGTTAATACAACCGCAAGCCGCATCGCATGGCGTTACGCTAACTGCCGCAGACACAGTGATCTTTTGGTCGCCTGTTATGTCAGTTGAAACGTACTTGCAATGCATTGCTCGAATTGATCGTGTGGGACAAAAGAACCGCATGACAGTAATACACCTTCAAGGGTCTGAGGTGGAAAGACGTATGTACACGATGCTTCAAAACAAAGTGGACTTACATGCTAAATTGGTAGACCTGTATCGCAACATAGAGGGAGAGAGCGATGAATGACACAGAAGAGTTAGTCAGTGATTTTTTAGAAATCCGTAGATTACGCGAGTCACTTAAAGCGCGTTATGAAGCAGAGGACGAAGAGTTAAAAAATGCTATGGAGGAAATTGAAGCCGCCATGCTATCTATCTGCAACGAATCCAACATGAATGGATTCCGAACCACACACGGAACTGTGACTAGACAAGTCAAGGAACGTTATTTCTGCACTGATTGGGAC